TGTGACCAACCATAAATCACGGTAAGGGTGAATCCTTAAATCATCGTAAGGGTCAGGAGGGGGGAAAGAGAAAGGGTCAAGTGTCCCACATGGGACACTATTTTTTTTCCGGCTCGCGGGTGGAGAAGCGCATGAGTTCCGCCTCAAAGCGAAGCGGAACATCCCCCGTGGGGCCGTTGCGGTTCTTGGCGAGGTGAAGATTAGCTTGTCCGGCCAGTTGTTGCCGCTGGTCCTCGTCCTCGGCGTAGTAGTCGGAACGGTAAAGAAGGCCTATCATGTCCGCGTCCTGCTCGATGGAGCCGGATTCCCGCAAATCGGACATGCGGGGAATCCCGGCTTCTTTTCCGGCTCGCGTCTCCGGTCCCCGGTTCAGCTGGGCCAGCACGACGACGGGAACCTTGAGTTCCTTCGCCAGGGCTTTCAGGCCCGCGGATATTTCCGCCACTTCGCGTTCCCGGCTGTTGGCCGCCTGTCTGGACGTGGATCGCATGAGTTGCAGGTAGTCCACGCCAATGACGGCCAGCCCTCCCTGGTCCCTCATGACGCGGCGGGCCTTGGCCCGTAGCTCGTTGATGGAAATGGCCGCGGTATCGTCAATGACCAGCTGGGCCGCCCCCACGTCCTCCACGGCCCGCTTGAAATGCTGCATCTCTAATTGGGTCAGCGTGCCTCGCCGGACAATTTCCCCGCGGCGGACGCCGGAACGGGCGAAAAGAAGACGCTCCACAATCTGGACCGCGGGCATTTCGCAGGAAAAAAGAAGGGTCGGCTTCTTCTCATTCAGCGCGACGTGCTCCATGATGTTGAGCAGGAAGGAGGTCTTTCCCATAGACGGGCGGGCCGCAATCACGAACATGTCCCCCGGCTTGAGGCCGTTGCTCTTCTTGTCCAGCAGGTCAAACCCCGTGGAAAGCCCCTGAATCTGCCCCTTGCCGGCAATGAATTGTTCAAAGCTGGTGACGGCTTCCCGGACGAGGGAAGCCAGACTTTGGCCGTCCGCGCGGCTCCTGGACCGCTCCCGTATCTGGAAAATATGAGTTTCCACGGCGTCCAGGAGGGCCGCCACGTCCTCCGGGTTGTCAAAAGCCTGCGTCATGGACTTGGCGGAGGCGTCAATGATGGACCGCAAGAGGGACTTGTCGCGCAGGGTACGGAGATAATGCTCAAAATACGCTCCGGTGGTGGTAAAGGTGTAGATTTCCGCCAGCCCGGCGTTGCCTCCTACGGCGTCCAGCTGGTTGCCGTCCGCCAGGGCCTGCGTCACGGAAATGATGTCCAGCGGCAAATTGGCGTTGTACCGGACGAGGAACAACCGCCACAGCAACTGGTGCGCCGGGATATGGAAAAAATCCTCCGTCACGCCGAACGCGACGGCCTGGGACATGTAGGTCGCCGGGTCCATCGCCAGCAGGGCCAGAACGCCCTTTTCCGGTCCGGGAGCCTGGGGGATCTCCCGGCATCCGGCAGGCGACGAGGAAGAAGAATCGCGGAACGAAGTCATTGCTTAGTATCGGCGGAGGGTTGGCGGGAGGTCCGCGGCGGCCCGGCGGAGGCTGGACATGACCGTGGCGCGGGCCAGGCCGGGGAACGGGGAATAACAGGGGTTGCCCGTCGTCACGACGTCAAAGCGTCGGGCGTAAGTGGAAGCCTGGGCTTTGCCCTGGCATCCCCACCGCCACGCGGTGAACAATCCGTCCCACCGTTCCGGCGACCACGGGTAAAAAATCCAGCCTCCGGCGTAATGGTCCCGGACGTAGCGGCCTATCGTGCGGTCCTCCGGGCAAATGGGAGAAAGCGGCGCGTCCTGCATGACGGCGGCCATCTCCGCGGCGACGCGGCCCCGGAGGGCGTAGCAGCACCCGTAGGCGGGTTGCTGGGTGGTCCCGCACGCGGTAAAGGGCACGGAAGAATCGTCCAGCATGGGCTGAAGCCAGGAGCGGCCAATCAGGGCCGTGTCCGGGTCCAGCTTGAGGACAATATCGTCCTCCGCCGCGTCCTGGGACAAGAGGGAAAGAATCCCCCTGACGGCCTCCGGGCCGTTGAGGTTGAGGCCGCGGTCAAAGTCCGTCGTGATGATGTCCGCGCCATAGGAACAGGCGTCCCGGTATGGCTCCGGCATGGGCGCGTTGGAATCATCGGCGACAATGACGCGGGCCTCCGGGAACGTCTGCCCGGCGGAGGCTACGCACTCCACGGCCTCCGGGCCGTTGCCTGCATAGGTGGGTATATATATAATAGTCATAAATCTTACTCGGCGGGGCCGGGGGTGAAAAAGGTGGCCGGGTCAAATAGACAGTAAACCGCCCCCAGGGCGTACTGCTTGACGGTCCCGTCCGCCTCTACGTCCGCCAGATGAAAAGCGTATTGCCCGCGGATGCCCGCCGCCTCCGTGGACAGGATGAACGGGGTCAGGGTGGCGGTGCTGGGTTGCGAGGAAGACAACCAAGCGGACTCGAAAACGCCCCACTCGTCAAACTGAACGACAAGCCAGACCTGGCCGGACGTGGCGGCATGGGCCGCCCAGCCGTCCGCCCCGGCCTCAAGGGCCGTCGTGCAAAACCGCCCCATGATATAGACATGTCCGGGCCGGACTTTCACGGTCGTGACATTGCCGGAAGCATCTTTTTCCGCCTTGACGCGGAATCCCTCGTTGCCGTCCTCCCGCTGTTCCTCCTGGGCCTCGCTTTTGGCGAGGTCGCAGAAGACGGACCCCAGGACGAACTGGCGCACGTTGACAAAGGAGGCCGGGTTGCCGTCCTCCGGGAACGGCTCCGCGCACGTGCTGATCGTCGCCAGCTTGAACGCATAGGACGCGCTGTCCGGCTTTTTGCCGTCCTTGAGGCCGTCCGCGGGCAAGGGGGACGCCTCCCCCCTGGCTTTAGCAAGGGAAAAACTCTTGTAGTTGCCGTCCCCGTCAAATTTGACATTGAGCCAGATGTCGCCCTCCTTTGCCGGGGCGTTTTCCCATTTCATGCTGCCTTCAGAAACGAGCTTGCCGAACGCGTAAATGTTGCCTCGGCGGAGATAGGCGGCTTTAGGCTTGCCCTCCGCATCCGCGACGGCCAGCACGCGCCAGCCCTCGTTGCGGGAGCCGCTGGCGTAGGTGATGCACCCGGTCAAAAACGAGGTGTAGGTGATGTCGTCCGCGCTGGACCCGGAGGATTGAGCGGACGAAATGAACTCGCCCAGCGTCAGCCTGGCGGAACGTCCGCCGGGCGGGGTTTCCTCCGTTGAAATGCGGGCCTCCGTGATGCAGTCGTGGTTGTTGTCGCCCCACACCAGGTCCAGAAACACTTTTTTCCCGGCCTCCGCCTCAAGGGCGGGATAAGGGACAGAATCCATCTTGTCGGCTCCCATTTTGGGGACGATGACCCGCGCCCCGCCCGCGTGGACTTCCAGCACGCGGCCTGGGTTGAAATAGGCTTTCCAGGTTTCCCCCTCTTTAATCAGGGAACGGAGGGAAAATCCCCCCTTGTCAACAACAGAGCGTCCGCCCGTCCAGCGGTTGGCCGCCTGGACGGAAGGAAGCATCGTCTGAAAATCGGATGACCTGTTGAGAGCGTCCTGGATGGCCTCAACGCTGTTATTCCAGTTTTCCGCGGTCAGGACTGCGCCCTTGCTCTTTTTGGGGAGGTTGTACATGCTCTTATTTATAAATTTCCTGGTCCCACTCCCCGCCAATATAGGTAACTTGCGTGACGGTCCGGCCATTGCGGCGCGTCAGGCCGCCTCCGGCGCAAAGCCAGACTTGCCCGTCCGGCAAGCTGGGCAATCCGGCACGGCTGCCAATCTTGCCGGAATCGGAAATATCCACCTTGCCGGGGATAGTCAGGCGGCATTGGGTATAGGCCGCCTTGTAATGGGTCTGACCCCGAAGAATTTTAGAAAGCAGGGAGGGAGGCACTTTGCCGTTGAGCTTGTCCGTCAGGGAAACGCCCTGTTCGTCGGCAAGCTGCCCTCCCATTAGGGCGCACAGGTCTTTCAGGGTGGCATTGTCCAGGGCGTCCACCTGGGATTTGTAAAGCTTGCATTGCGTGATCGGCTCGTCCACCAGGGAAACGGTTATTTCACATTCCCGCCCGTCAAATTCATAGGTGGGGCCTTCGGGGTCTTCGGGGTTGTCCGGGTCGTCGTCATCCTCGTCCCTATCTTTGGAACAGGTCAGGGTGATGAGGTCAACCTTGTTGCTCTCATGAGTTTCAATGCTGATTTCCGTTAAGGGGAGGCCGTACTCGGTAGAGTGGATTTTAGGGACCAGGCCGCGGCCCTCCCCCTGGGGACACTTGAAAAACAAGGTAAGCGTCTTATTGCTGTAAGTCTCCCGGTATTGGGAAGGCTTCCACCAGGTCAGCACGCCTGACGGGAGATTGCCTAAAATATCGTTGTCCATTTTATCCTAACACGGCCAGGCCGTTCTGTTTTTGAAGCAGCTTGTTAAGCAGCTCGTTTGTTTTCTTTTGTTCGGCCAGCTGTTTTTGCGGGACGTTTTCGGCGGAAAGCATCATGCGGCCATATCCGCCGCCGCCCACCTTGGCCAGGGACCCGGCCAGCACGGTTTCCCAGTTGACCTTGATTTTCGGCGCGTCCTCCTCGGTCTTTTGACGCCTGGGCTTACCTTTGGCGGCATCTTCCTTTTCCTTGGCAGTACGGGCCGCATCCTGTTTTTCCAGCGCTCCCGTGATGCGGTCGCTGATAGATGCCATTTCTGCTTTAATGCCGGAGGTGTCCATGACATCCGCCGCCTGGGAAAACCCGGAAGAAAAGGCGTCTTGCAGGGCGGAAAAGTTATCAGCAACCTGTCTAAGAATACGGTCGCCGTAGGAATCAATAAATGACTTGGCTGCACCTCCCACCTGAGCGGCCCCCTGGTCAGCGTCCTTTTCAAACTCACGGGAAAGACCGTGCATCCAGGCGGCTTGCTTCCCCATGCCGGGGATGTACTCAATCAAGTTGGCGATACCCTCCGACAATAACGCCAGAATACCATTGACGGCTGTTCTCATGACGCCGACAAAAGCATTACCCACTATGGACCAGAAAGAAGCATCCGTCAGAATATCTAAAATCTGGACACCCGTCTTGAATGCCTGAACAAGGTATTGAGGGATAGCCTCACAAACTCCCATCAGCACCCGCCACAGGAAATTCACGCTCTCCTGAAATGCCAGGGTCAACCCCAGTTTTGCCAGGTTCCAGGCTTCCCCCTGCTTAAACGATTCGACCATAAACCGCATGGCATAAGCAATCGTTTCGCCGATTTCGCGTGCCTTGGAGGCCATGCTTTCAATCGTTCCGATGCCATCATCAAGCAGGGGCTTGAGGGCGTCCATGATGGGTTTGCCGAATTCGGACCGGACTTTAGCCCAGTTGTCGCTTAACGTTGAAATTTTACCGTGCCATGTTTTAGACTGCAATTCCATCCCCCCGGAAAACCGGGCTAAATCATCAGCGGCCACCTGCCAGACCTCCGAACCTTTCTTTCCTTCCGCTTGGAGTTTTTCCAATCTGGAGCGAACATCTGGCGTGATGGCGCCAAGTTCCTGCAAACGCTGCATGGCCTCCCCCACAGGCCGTCCGGAATCTAACCCGGAATATAGGCGGCCTATGTGTACAGCAATTTCCTCAATGGGTTGATTGAAGGCTGAAGCAATATCACCAACAAGTGTCAATCCATTCCCCGTAGATAAGACGCCATCAGTCAAAGCTTCCAAAGTACGGGATGCCGCAGCAATACCTGGAAGTTGAAAGGGGGTTTTGGCCGCAAAATCAGCCAATTCAGCCATGCGATCTTTGGCGGCTTTGGCCGATCCAAGAAGTGGAATGAACGCAGTCTGCATCGTTTCACGATTGGCAGCCTCTCCGACGGCTGCCTGTGCCTCCGTCCAGACGGTTTGCAGCCCTTTGAGAGCCAGCGCCGCCCCGGCTACGGCCGCGCCGACGGCAGCCATAGCCCCCACGCTGAAAGCCTGGAAACCGCCCAGCGATGCTCGCGCGGCGCTAATGCCGCCGGTAAATCCAGAGGTGTCAAGGTCAAGTCCGTAGTCAATACCTTTACTCATGATGATTGCAGGTTGATTAACAGTTGCTGTTCCAGAAGGGTCAGACCTTTGGTCTTGGCTCCGTTGCGCTGGGCAATGGCCTCACGCAACACCAGAGCCTGGGGCAATGGCGTGGACAGCACGTCGGCCAGCGGCCAGCCGTATTCGCTGGCCAGCAGGTCCACCAGAGCAAGCCACCAGCCCACGCCGCTACACGTTATGCTGTCGGCGTGGGCATCGGTTTTCCCCCGCCACTGGCCGGGGCAAAGGAGCGTGCCAGGATGCCCTTGATATTGGGGGCAGCCGCAGGGATGACAGAAGGAGACAACTTGTCGGCGTATGCCTGTAATGCAGCATCAAAATCACCGGAATCCAGAGCGAGCCGGAAAGCCTGTTTATCGGCAAAGAGCCAGTAAACTGTGGCCATCTCGCGGAATGTTGGAGCGCCCCCGGCAGCAATGAAGCGGCAGCCTGCGGATTCCAGAAGCAGAACGTCGCCCAGGGAGAGAACGCCGCCAGAGGAAAAGGCATCTTTGACGGCGTCAGGAATAGAGGCGGCCGTGGCGGCTACCACGTTGGAAGTATTGTCGGGATTGGTCATGCAGCTATCCTGACACACCACGGGCCGCGGCACGGACGCCGCGGCCTGATTGGCAAATCATGCTGCCGCAAAATGCTTGAAAAATGCCACGGCGGCGGGTTCCGTGATGATAAAAGCCGGGTAGTCGCGGTCCGTGAAAATCCTGCGTCCCCCGTGGGGATTAACAGCCTCCACGGCCAGATACACCGCCTCCACACCCACAATAGGGTCATCCTCATTGACAGGATCCGGGTAATACCAATCTTGTGTTGCCCATACCTGGACGGCCTGCCAATCCTCCCCCAGCTCCACCAGCGCGGCAACTACGGCGGCCATTGCCGGAGCCTGCTCCGCGGGAATTTCGGCAGGCGTATAGCGGTCTATGCGGGTGTACCCGTCCGCGTCCTGATAGACGGCTGTCAGGGTGAATTCCTGCCATTCGCCGGGCCGGGGGAACAGTATTTGAATCTCGGAATTATTCATAAGGTGTAAAATCGTAAGTAGAAGTTGACTGTATCAACCGGGTTTCCAACGCTCGGAACGCCGCATAAGCCCCATTAGGCTGACTATAACCCGGAGCCGTCATCTGCCGCATCGCTCCAAGATAACTATGCGTATTGGTCCCGTCGCTATCCCAATACAAAGCCTCAACGCCAGTCCAGGAGTACGTGTCGACAACGCCGTGCATGTCGGCAATGCACAACAGACGGCGGGAATCCGCCGCATTAGAACCAATCCACAATCCCGCCCTGACGTCGCGGCCCGTCCGGTCCTGTTGATAAGAAAGGAACATATTGCAGGACGGATTGGTGTTGGTGGACGGGAAAACGGAAAGCGTTTCATAACACAACCACTTAGCCTGAGCGGAATCATAGACGAGTTCCCTCACCCTCACCGGATAACCCGCCGGATTCATGGATGTGTCATTAACCATGTAAAACGTCACATCAATAAACCGCGGGAAACTCGCGGTACTACCGGAGACCGGAGACAGCGTGAACATATCCATCTCCGCAGCCGTCTTCTTGACGACATTCCCCGGCTTGCCCAGCGCGAAAGTCAGTTTGCGGGCGGAAGTACTGCCGGTATTGCCCAAAGCGACTGGCAGGACAAACCCATGCCACCCTGAATAATTGGATACTCCTAAAAATGGATTTATCAGGTTAATCTGAATTGTTCCCGGATCTGCGGACATTTTGCGGAGTCGCCACACCTGGCCGGGAACCGTCTGTTCTACGGCGACGCTCTCACCGTACAAATTAAAATCGGAAAGGAAACTTTGCGGAGAAAACGCCTCCGTGACGGCGGCCAGCCCGGAAGCGTACAGGCGATTAACCGCCCCCGTATCGGTCGGCGCCCCCACGGCCTGCGGGATGTTGATGCCGCCGTTGGCGTTAATCGCCCCCGCCGCCGTCAGACCTCCGGACAGCGTCATGTTGCCTGCATCATCTACTTGAGGTATAGCCTCAAGGGCCTGCTGGGCTGCCGTCGCGGAGTTAGCCGACTCCGTGGCGGATGTCGCGGCATTAGTCGCGGCCGTATTGATGCGTCCCTCCGCCTGATCTATAGCCTCTTTGGCGGTTTCGGCGCACTGAACAAGGGGCGTGATCGTCCCTTGCGCTTCCTCCTCCGCCTCCTGAACGGCGGCAACGGCGGCCGTCTGTGCTCCGGCAATCTTATCCGTAGCAGTTTTTTGTGCTCTCCCCACAGCAAGCACGGCATCGGCCTGCTTGTTCTGGAGGGCGTCCAGAGCGTCATTTTTGGCCGTGTTGACGGCCTGCTCCCCATTACTGACCGTCTGCGGCCAAGTGGCGGCCAGCGATGCCGTTTCTAACTGGGCTTTGACGGCGCGCGTATAGGCCCACCACGCCAAATCCACGGCATCCACGATCACAGTAACAGTGTCGCTGACCCGTACGATCAGGCGATGGGAGGACGGATTTTCCTTCTCTCTGGGGTCCACGGTTTCCGATACGGTGACTAGGCCGCGCAGGGCACGTTCCCTTGGGGTTTCCGGCGCGGCCTGCATCCAGAGTTCCCATGCCCCCATGCCAAGGGGCTGGGCCGGGATGCGTACCGTTGCCAACCCGGCCGCTGCATCAGTCACGATGACAGCCAAATCGACAGGGCCAGTATCAGAGGCCGCTCTGATACTGGCCTCCAGGGTGAACCCGGCCAGATCAATAGGCTGGGCGGCAGCGTCCTGGATGACCAGGGCAACGTCATAGGCGGTACCCTTGGCCAGGGCAAGATTGGCAACGGCGGGAGTCATGACTAATTTTCCAAATTAGAAGGTTCTGCCGGGGACAGGTCGATGCCCGGATAATAGGTTAATTCAATAGTATATTTCTGGGCATCCCCCTGGGCGCACGAATCGTCCAGGCTGGAAATGATCATGTACTTGCCGTTAAGCTGTACGATGTCATCCAGGGTGGGCACAGGCAGGTTTGAGACCAGCACCCCCTTTTTACCTCCGCGGAGCACTTCCAGGGTATAGGTTTCCCTGGTCTGATAAGACACACGGGTGCCGATTTCGCCGGATTCATCCGTAAATTCAGCCACAGTATTGGAGGGTTTGCGTTTTAATGATGTCAGCACACCCCACGGCACAGTCATACCGTTCGGGATGCCAAAGACAATGTCATTTCCTTTGATAATATAAGTATTTTCAGCCATAGATTTGTGGGTTGGCAGTTTATCAGAATGAGTTTTCCAGGCAGGTGACGTCCACCTGCATGGACCAGACGGCGCGACAGGGTGAGGAATCAAAGGCAATCTGCTGGGGCGTGGCCGCCACGGGCTTGACCAGCACGCGGCCGGATTGTCCCAATTCGTGCCAGGTCAGTAACTCCAGCAACTTGTCTGCCATAGCGTTGGCCGTGGACATGTCTCCGCCCGGCCGTCCGAAAGCGGCGGAGGCGATAAACAGATTGACCTTGCGCGTGATGATCGCCTTGACCGGAACGCCTCCCTGGATGTCGTGATCCATGGTGAGCAGGTCAGGCATCACGATTACGACAGTGGAGGGGTAAGCGTGGAGCTGGCGGATAGCCTCTTCGATGTCCACGCCGTTGAAGGTTTCGACGGTGTCGGCAATTCCGGCAGCCTGAATTTCCGCGACCAGGGCGGAGAGCAGCCATTGAGTGTCGGTAAGCATGATATTAACGTATTTTGCGGTTGGACCCCCAGCCCATGTTTCCCGCTCCGTCACCGCCTGATGATCCGGCAAAACGTCCGGACCGCACATCGTCCAGTGCTTTCAAGGCGTTTTCATAGGCGGTCTTTTGGGCGTCGGTCGGTTTGTCCAGCAGCTTGGCCAGATCGTACACGGCCAGATCACGCGCCAGTTTGGAGGCCAGAGCAGCCGGGATTTCCCGGCTGCCGACGTAGCCGTCCACCGTGGCGCACGCCTGGACCATGACAACCACAACGGGATCCTCTCCCGCGGGGGCCTGGGCGCGGATGTCGGCCAGTTGCCGGGCGGGCATGGCTGCCAGCAAGTCGGATTCAGTGAGCAGGGTTTTCATATATGACAAGGGGCTGGCCCGGCGCTTGACGTGGCAATACGCCGCACCGGGCCAGTAGATGAATTAAGATCCGGTGGCTGCCGGAATGGAGGGCATCAGTATCAGGGCCTCTTTAATACCGACAGATGAACCATAATAACACTCGAATGTTAGAAAGTGCTTGCCCGAGCCGGAGGCATAATGACGGCGGTAAGACATGGTAATGCCCGTGTCCGGGTCCGTAACAGTCCGCGCGTCCAGATAGCCCTTGGTATCGGAGGGGTCAACCGCCCGCGTGGCGACGGCCAGGGCAGAAGGATGCACCACAAACCCATTGGGAGCGGCGTAGCTGGCCGGGAGTACGGTTGATTCGATCAGGTCAAACCCCAGCAGGCGGGGTATGAGGCCGTCCCGGACGTACTCCGTCCCGCCGTAGGCCAGCGCGGACGCCACCTGAACGGAGGCATCCTTGGCCAAAGCCGTATAAGCGGACGCGCTGGGGAAATAAACACGATTGGAGAGCGGCACTTTCAGCTCGCCGCATTTGGCGCGCGCCAGGGTAAGCAGGTCCATCATGGACATGCCGGACGTTGCCGCCAGTGTGGTGGGGTAATTGGCCTTGGTAATTTTTGAAAATACCCCTTCAATTACTTTGACAGCGACAGCATTCCCCATCTGCCCGGCAAAGATGTTCAAGGAGGCTGCCGAGCTTTCCATGAATTGGCGGTCTGTTAGTCCCACGGTTGCTTTGGCATAGCCGTCCATGGTGACGGTTACGGCGCTCATTGTTCCGGTTTCCGTTTCATAGTCGTTTTCCGTATTCGACGCTTCGATGCCGCCGATCAGGGGCACTTTTAAAGAGGCGCCCTTGCTGACGGCTTCCTTGGAATAATTAATGGAGAATTTTTCCAGAGGGGCCAGGGATGCCTTGAAGGCTTCCAGCCCCCTGGTGACGATGATGTCATCATTCAGTTTTGAATCAATGGATGTTGCCATGTCTATTATATATAGTGTGTGGTTGGTAATCGGTGGACGGGATCAACCGCGGGCGGCGATCAATTCTTTTTCGTGCGCCCTGAAAAAGGCGAGGCGTTCGGCTGGATCGGTGATAGAGGCGTGCTTGGCCAGCAGCTTTTCCCCGGTCAGTTTCGGACCGCCTCCGTCCTTGTTGTCGCCAGTCTTGTATTGCTGGGCAAAGACAGGATTGACGGGCAGCTTGGCCAGCAGGATTTCCGCCTTGGGATCGGCCAGGATCATCTCCTTCCAGGAGGCTTTCAAATCCGGGGTGATACGGCCTTCTTCACAGGCTTTTTCCACGGAGGCGTCAGCCGCCCTGGCTTTCATGTCGGCGAGGGATTTCTTCAATTCCTCGTTTTCGGTTTTCAGGGCTTCAAGCTGGGCTTGCAGCGCCTTGATTTCGTCGTCGGTCATGGTTGTTTTTGCGGTTTGGGTTTGGTTGACGGGGACGGCGGGATTGCCGTCTTTGCCAAGAAGAGGTGCGATAGTTTGGAAGGCGGCGCGATTGACCAGCCCTCCCATGTTGATGCCAGACCCAATGATGCGGCAGACACCGTCTTCATCAGGTTCAGACGCTTTAAAAACGGGGGAAAAACGGCGGTAGGATTTACCTTCCACCTTGGCCTTGCCTTCCGGCGTCCATTCGATTTCCGCGCGGATGCCGCCTGTCTTGGGGTCGGCCCCACCCCAGTAGATGCGCTTGACCCATCCGGCGGCATCGTGGTCCTGGTGGTCGTAGTCGATATAGGGTTCATCCATCAGGCCATCCGCCGCACCTTCTTGGAGTTTGCGGCGCAATTCCTCCACGGCTTCGGCGGCAGCTTCATCCACTAGGACAGTTCGTTCCACAACCTCGCCCTTGTCGTTACTGGGGTGGATCGTGTGCTTGCCGGGAGGCATCCACTGGATATCATCCGTCCCGGCCAGGGTCGTATAAAAGGCATGCTTGGCGTATAAGATCATGCCGTCATCCTGACACACCACGGGCCGCGGCACGGACTCCGCGGCCTGATTGCTCAAGATGCCCCCTTTTGGCGGTCCAGCCAGATTCCCACCGCCCGGCCGACGGCAGTACTTACCTTGCTGTCCGGCGGCAGGGCATCCGGGTCCCTGGGGATGTGCTGGGACTTTTTCAAGATGTAGATAGTCTTGCCCTCCAGGGCCAGCGCCACCGGGCGGCGGCCGTCAAAGACACAGCGCAGGCCGCTGATGGAGCGCGGGCTTTTTCCGTGGCCCTCCGGCGCCACCGGGATGGCCAGCATCCGGGCCTTTTTGGGGGTGATGGTCGCGCCGTACACGTGAGTGGCCACGTGGGGGTGCCGGATGCTCACCACCACCTTGCCGCCCGTGGCGATCGGCGCGCTGCAAGCGTTCGCCACCGCCAGCCAGAAGTTGGTGCGGGGTCCGCCCAGGCGGTTGGGAGTGGCGTTCTTGCCGCGGAAATGACTAATCAGGGCGTTACGCATGGCCATGCCCGCAATCTTGCGGACGGTCGGAACGCTCCGCAGCAGGCGCATGAGGTCCGGGGTGACGTCATCCCGGACCAGTCGGAGGTTGAGGCTCATGTGGTTTTCCTGTATTGCCGTTCCACGTCCGTTTTCCCCACGGCCATGGCCGTGCCCATGGCATCCTCCAGGGCGCTGGCCAGAGCGTGCGGATTCATTAGTTTGACCAGCCGGAGGGGATCAGAGGCAAAATCATTCAGAAGATGGATAAAATCCTCGTCGCTGACGGCTTCGTCCGCTGCCGCCCTGGTGAGCCTTTCAAGTTCTGCCCTGGCCTTGCCCAGCCAGTCGTCCAGCACGGTGGGCAGTTGCTGGCGCACGCGGTGCTGCAGGTGGTCTATTGGTGTTTCATTCATGGACGGCTTCCTGTAGTTTCCCCATGTAGTATGCCCGTGCCTGGGCAGGCATGCGGTCCAGCGCCTTGGCCATCATGGCCCCGCTCATGACGGGGTCCGGCCGTGTATAAACTTCATCATCAGGTCCCGGCTGCGGTGTTTCGGTGACTTCATGCACCCAGTCCTTTTTCAGCGGTATGCCTGCCTCCAGCAATGTTTTCACACGGGCAGCCACTCCATCCGGATTGCTCGTCGTCTTGCTGCCTGGGGCGTAGTAAGGATAAACGGAGTCCTCCCCGGCATCCCCGGTATTAAGTGCATAGACGGAGGGGAGCAGTTGTTCGTTGAGGATTTCCGCAACCCAGGCGGACGCAGCGTTGATAATGTCGCTGCGGACGTTGTAGTGTACTTCCCCCAGGGCGCGGCTCCCGGCTTCGCCCGGAGACGAGGTCAATGTCTGGCCCAGGATCAGCAGATCGCAGGCCGTGTCCGCGAGGTCAATCAACTGGCGCTGCGGGTTGTCCGTTCCCTTGTTGCCGGCTTCCTTAAGCTCGACATTAGCCCCCTGGGGCACGACTGCCCAGGCCGCGCTCCCCATCAGCTCCATCATTTCTTCCAGGCGGTCCTTGATGCTGGGGTCGCTGGGGTCGTAGGTCGCCCAGCGCATGGGCTGGCCAAACAACTGGGCAAAGCTCAACAGCCAGTCGCGGCTGAAGTTGGCACAACACCAGAACCACGCCAGGGATCGCAGCAGCGCTCCGCCGCTGGGATGGCCCAGACCGACATTGTTGATTGCCACCAGAAATTTATGTTCCGGGATGTTGCCCAAGATGTCGCTTCCTGGAGATCGCAAGCCGAACATCCCGGTTTCCGCGGTCCATCCGTACCAGCGGGGATGGACACGGCGCGTCTGGCGCGGCAGCCATGCCTGGGGCATGTGACGGCAGCCCCGGACTTCCCAGTCGATTTCCCGGACGGCCACACCCGTGAACCAGCCGTCCAGCAATCCGTCAACCGTGCCGCGCCAACCCTGGCCGTCCACCCGGTAGTCGCCCTTCATGCCGTCGCGGGTTCGCTCCGCAAGGTGGTTGAGCAGGTCCATCTTCTCCGGGTTCTGGATGTTCCAGACAAGATCGCAGACGGCGTTTTTCAGCTCCACCACATTTTTGACGAGGCGGGGCCACGACTGCATCATGAGTTCGTACAAGGCGTGTTCCTCTTCCGGGGATTCCCCGGAGAGCGCCCCGGTAAGAATACGTTCCACATATTCAGGAGTAACCCAGGAGAGGGAGGGCATGAGCCAGGTTGACCGGGCGGAGGGCAGCACGATGCCGTCCCAGACCGACCCGCGGTGCTGGGAGGCGTTTTTGCGCGCCAGAATTTCCTTGACGGTCATTGCCCCGTCCTTGGCGGACAACGCGTTTTTAGGGGGTTCGCCGTGGACCGCGGAGGCATGTTTCAATTCAGGTGGGATGGTCATCGTCTTGTAGGGGTGTAGGTTCTTCGTTGGTGGCGGTATTTTCCGCGGCCGCCGCCCATGCTTACGCCGTCCAGGGCTTCCCTGGTCCAGGTCCCTTCGGCGGCCTTGGCCGTGAGAGCATCCAGCGCCAAGGCCAAAGCCCAGAACAGGTCGGCGTGGCCGCTATCCGTGCGGTCCGCTCCATAGCTCAACTTTCCGGTGTCGGTGTAGCCGCGTTCAATGGCGCAGATGTGTTCCTTCAGCAGGTCGTGGTCCGGGATCAGCAGCTTGCCGGATTCCATCAGCCGGGCCACGTTGGTGGCCAGTGCTTCTTTCACTGCCGGAGTAAAGACGACACCGCGGATTTTGTGGCCGTTGCGGCGTAGCTTGGCGTCTTCGACGTATTTGTCGCCAATGCCCGTCTGGTCCAGCTTGGCCAGCCTGACACAATCGCAGGCCGTGTAGCGGTCAAGTTGCCTATCACGGGACGCCCAGGAGTGGTCATCATGGTAATAGACGAGGCGGCAGACATAGCGGTCCTGGACCTGCTGCATGCCGATATAGCAATGCTTGTCCGTCTTCCGCGCCACATCCACCCCCAAGCCGACGGTGCCGTCGATGTCTTCCAGGCGGGCGTCCGCGCTGGCCAGTTTGCTGACGGAGTTGTTGACGGTTTCCCAGGATATAAGCTGTCCGGCTTGGTCCTGGGCTATACACATATATTCTTCCAGGTAATCCGCTTCGCAGAAGCATTTTTTACGTTTGGATGCAATGAAAGATTCCCGCGTCCAGTTGCGCCCGGTCTTGGCATTGATACGTTCCAGCAATCCTTGGTCGATAGCGTCTTCCAGGGTGATTTTATAGTGGCTCCATCCCATTGGGTTGCCATTGACTGCACCCTGGCACAAGCTGTAAAAGATGGTTTTCTTGCCGCGGTGGGTGGAGATGATTACGCGCTGGCCGCCCCACTGGGTACAGGCGGAGGAAACTTTAAGAAGTTTTTGTTGATCTTTATGTAAAGCAAATTCGTCCAGCACGACATTGCCGCGTTTGCCCGCCAATCGGTTGGGATTGGAGGACAAGACGTGGATCGTGCGGCCAGTGGCAAATCGGATTTGGAAGATGGTATCGTCTTCGATGATTTCCTTGCCAAGTTCATAGGCTCCTATGGCGTAGATGTCCGCCCATTTTTTGCAGTCGGCCAAGGTTTGCTTGGCGTTGTCCTCGTCACAGGATAATATATAAGTGTCGTATTTGGCCCCTTCTTTGATGGAGTAGCGTACGAATTTGAGTGCTGTATATTCGGAGTAACCTATCTGGCGGGATTTTTCCACCAGGATTTCGTCCGATTCATCGTCCAGGAATTCCGCCTGGAACTGCATGCTGCGCGGGACCTTCATCCGCTTCGCAGTCTTGATAACGGCTGCCTTGCTCATGGGGTCAGATCAGGTTCATGGCTTTTTCGATCCGCTCACAGTCTTCCTCGGTCAGCCCGGTCTTGACAGGTTTTCCGGCATTCCCCTCGGCGGCGGCCTCGCGGTCTTCCCGCCGGATGTCGGCCAGCTCACGGCGGAAGTTGATCAGCATTTTCATGAGGTCGAATATTTTGCCGGGTTTGTCGGCAATCAGTCCCTTGATGTCCCCGGCGTTCATGTCCGCCAGGGCTGATTCCAGCATGTCCATGGCTGCCGCTATCCCGGCTTCCGCCGGGCCGCCGTCTTCCTTGTATTTGTTCAGCAGGTCGATTTTCCAGGAGTAAGAAGCCTGGGCCTGGGCAAGGCGTTCTTGCCGTGCCAGCCATTCCCGATGTGCGCCTTTGCGGTAGTTGGTGACGTTTTGCGGCGTTACGCCGGGATAGTCGGAGGCGTCACACAAGGCAGCAACATCACGCCACGTTCCCCCGTCGGCCAAGCATCGGCTGACGGCATCCTGCACCTTGGCGGGCATGCGGCTGATGGCCGCGCTGGCGGTGCGTTTAGCCATGAGTGAGGGCCTCCTTTCCACGGTCCAGGATGATCCATCGGCAACCAAACGGGGAGGGCAGCCGGTGGACATATCCCAGGGCTTCCAGGGTTTCCAGCTCCGCGGCGGCCTGCGTATGGTCGTAACCGGCCAGACGGATTTCCGTTTCGATTTTCCCCGCGGCAGACGGCAGCGCGTCCTGCGTGGCAAGGTATTCCAGGATGATTTGACGTACTTTTTGGGCTTCGGTCATGCAGCTATCCTGACACAACAAAGGCCGCGGCACGGATGCCGCGGCCTGATGGAGCAAGGATGTCCTTAGTCCTGGAGGCGGGAGCCTTCCAGCCTGCCAATAGCACGGTTCAAGGTGGCGAATTGTGCGTGGCTTTGTTCTCTCATTTTAATGATTTCATCCACGATTTCCCGCTTGTCCGTTTCACGGCCAGCTTCCAGAGTTTCCAACCTCCGGCCGTGTTCGTCCAGACGGTGGTGCAGCACCTTGATGTTGTCCATCGTAGCGGCCTGCTTGCCTTCGATGACTTCCACAGGCTGGTCTTCTACTTTGACCCTACGCGGCTTCCCTTGGAATTTCAGGAGTACCCACCCCTGTAAGGCGTTGCCAACCATAGACAACACCGTCAGCCCTTGCCACAAGAATTCACTATTTTCCATGGTGCTAATAGTTGGCTATACCCGTTGCAATGGCCCGGCACAAGTTGTCAGCATGATCAAGCGCATGTTCATAGTCTGCGGTATTGTCTATGAAAAACGGCTCGACAATCACGCACGGAGCCACGGTGCCACGCAGTTGTGCGCCTCCGCGCTCCGTTCCTGTGATGGGCTTGATGCCGCGATCTGGCAACCCCAGCAATCTAACTATCTGTTCCTGGATGCACTGGGCCAAACGCCTGCCGCGCGGCGATGTGTGCCAGTACAGGGTTTCCGATCCTGACGCCTTGCCGTTGTAGGCGTTGCCATGCAGGGCTACGATTACGTCGGCGTTGGCCTCGTTGCAGGCCCGTACACAGGCAGTCATACCCGTGCCTCCTCCGTCCGTTTCACGGTTGACGATCACGGTTTCATGACCATATCCGTTGATATAGTTCGCCACCTGTGGGGCAAAGGTTTTCCAAAAGCGGTATTCCGTTATTCCGTGGTGTCTATTTTTCGCGCCGGGAGCAGACGGACAATGTCCGATGTCAATACATACTTTCATAGTAATATGTCCTTTCTATGTTCCGGGCGGGCGTTACTCCGCCCGGAACGGTTGGGTTACTTGGTGAGGTCGGATTGCACGACGGGTGGATTATCCGTTATAGGCTGGGACTGGGACCACGTCAGTGTGTGAGTGTCGTTGTTCCAGACCAGTTCCCTTCCGGCGCGGGTGATGGTGTATTGCCCTTGCCGGATGTTGATGCCAACACGGCCCGGAGGATCAGCCAGCGCCGTGGAGGTGCAGGACGTTTGCGTCAGGCCCATCCAGGCGCCCAGCGCCCCAATGAGGGCTCCGGCCAGTACCTTGGCCCAGTTGCCTGGGACTTTCAGAGCCATCAGGATGCGCATGACAATTCCGGCAGCTTCTTCCTTGTTTATGTTATTCATTTTATTCCATGTTATTGGTTGATGTTATGTATTTAAGAACACCCATCATGGCGCGAAAAAGGCCGCAGCACGGATGCCGCGGCCTGATTGGAAGAATGTATATTATTTTATTACTGCCATGGGTCATTTGGCGACAGGCGGCATCATTCGCCGTCGCGCATCACTAATATGAGGCAGAGGAGGATAATCAACCCATCGAATTTTATGTATGGATTTTTCGGTTCCTAATACCGATGTATATTTATAAATTCCGTCATCAACAAACAATCCGATAACGGCGTCACCTTCCGCAAAATTTTCCTTATTAGGGACATTAGTCAGTAACATATGTTTACGCGTAAGAGATAATATTCCATCTGGTATAATTTGACTAACTCCAATATATCTAAGGGTAGCCTGTTTTATATCTTGGTTGTTTATTTCCCCTTTTCTATCTGGATATATATCATCGATCTGCAAAATAGCAGGAGATATTGTCTTTCCTTCCTTATCAATCTGATAAGAGTATGTTGATATATATTTATTACTAGCTATAGCAAATTCTCTAATCCAACCACTCGTGTATAATTCTCCTGTTTGTTTTGCCTGATTATCTATTTCTTTTGTTCTTGCTTTATCGGTAACGAATTTTTGCTTTGGACAAAGTAAATCTCTTAATTTATAAGCTGCTGATTTACTGATAGATTTTTTGTCAGTACGAGATATGCGCAATCCTACACATTTCCCCAATGGATGAATGATCGCGTATATGGTATATTCTTTTTTATTCCAACCAATAACCCGATAACCATATTCAGATTCTTTCCCAACAGATCGATCCCAACAATTTTCCGATAAGTAATTATAAGGATATTGTTTGTCAACTGTAGTGGCTTTTCCCCATTTAGATTGTAGTTCATCTAGGCTCATGCCTAATTGAGCACAAGCTGTAGTAATAATACCACACAAACATACTGCATAGATAATTAACTTCATTAATTTATATGAACAATGATATTTTCATGTGTGACACGTGTCACATATAATTTTGTTGGAAATTATTTATTATTAGTTTTTTATAAAATAAAAAACTGTTGGTTAGTAAACAGTTTATCACTCTAATGAAACATTTGACATCAGAATTTTCAATGCACTTCGTAGATGTGCCAGCTCTTCTTCAGCTTTTTCTGCCCTTTGTTTCCAGTCATTTTTGACTAGCTCATTATCAAGTCCCCATAGATAATCCATAGTTGTACCCAACACTATAGCCATCCTCGCAAGCTCTCCGGCTCGTGGGGATGATTCTCCTCTTAAATACTTTGATATCCCGCTTTGATTGACTCCGCTCAAGTTTGAAAGTGACACTTGGTTGAGCCCTTTTTCATCCATTAGAGCCACCAAGCGGTCGGCAAATAGTGATTTCTTACTATTTTTTTCTTGCATGCGTAGTCATTTTTTACTAATTAACGAATATGATTACTAATCAACAGGACAATCTTCTAACAGCAATCAGATATGACCTCAAGAGAAAAGGATGGAGTTATAGGTCAGCTGCACCCTTCCTCGGAGTGAGTGTAAAACATTTGTCGCTTGTCCTGACCGGCAAAAGGAAATCTGCGCCTCTCTTACGTCGCATCCATGCCCTGCCACCCCGGCGTTACACTTCCACCAATAATCATTAAATCAAATGCCCAAAACAACCATAGAAAAAGCTGCTGACCGGCTCGCAAAACAAAACGACCGGGAATGGAAAGCAAAAGCTCCCCGGTTTTCCGTCAACGGAAAAGAATACGTGGAAGAATGGTTTGCCCACGAACTATTCACCCGGTTGAAAATGATCCTGTTCCTTGCATCCAATTTCAGCCCCGGAATAACCCCGGAGTCCATCATGAAGTACCGGGAAGGACTGGCCAACATCGCCAAGCATGGCGTTCCAGAACCGGAAAAAACTAGTCACTCCTAATCGCCATGACTGACATTCAACTAGTCTCCGCCCGCCGGGATCGTGCTGAAAAGCGCGCAGCCCTGTATGTCGCCAACGGGGAAAATGCCCCCTTTGCTGTAGAGGTACAGGACAACGGGCAATCATCAGCCATCTGGCGCAGGCTGAAAACCCTGGGCCTGTACCTGATCGGCGGCATCGCCCTGGCCGCGTTTGCCTTCCTTTTGGTGGTTGCGACCGTCGATTTCATTATTCACCCCCTGTAATTCTTAAAATCAATGACCGACGCCGAATTTGCCAACCTCCCCGCGGAACTCCGCGCCGTCTGCCTGCTGCGCCTCTTGCGGAGGCCCGTAGTGCGTCGCTGGGCGCATCGTGAATTCGGCTTTCCCCTCATGGGGCCGCTTACGTGCAGGCAACTGGCTGCGTGGTGCGGCGTCCATGAGGACACCATCCTGGAGTGGGAGCGCCAAGCCCTGCTCACCCTGCGCGGTACATGCCGCCGCTCCGGCCTGACGCCGGATGCCATTGACGAACTCAAACACTAAAACATTATGGCTAAAAAAGAAGTAGCAATCAAAGAAGAAGACGCCATCCGGAACTATGCGGCCGGAGCCAAGCGTGACCTAATCTCCGCATGCGCCAATGCCCTGAAAGCCGGGGCCTGCATCGTCGCCCTGTCAGCCCGTGCCAAGACATCCGTCAACGGCATCATCTCCATTCTGGATGTGGATGTGTCGAGGCGGACACTCTTCCGTTGGGCAAACGCCTATAACACGGCCTGCAAAATCCTGGCCCTGGATCACGTCCCATCTTATGGAGACGCGGAGTGGGACGACCATCTTGCAGCCCTGGACGACATTGCAGCTAACATGAGCATCAGCCGGCTGCAACTGGGCGCTCCCGCGGAGGGGTCGGATATCGCCCGCCTGGACACCCTCCAGACGGCCACTGAAACCGCGGAAGGCGACGAGGAAGAAGCCATCTACGCCAATGCCCTGGAACGGGTGGAAAAAGGTGAGTGGACGCTTATCCAGGCCATGCGCGCGGTTGGCGGGCAAAAGGCCAAGGATGTGGCTATTGAGCGGCGGAAAGACCCGCTGTATATCGGCATCGACCAGGAAACCAAGAAGCCCGTGGGCATTCTTCCCAAGGCGGTATCCAGTCTCAAGACCGGATTTGAAAACTGGGAAGCCTTTGACGGCGAAAGCAAGCGCGCCTTTGCCGCCCTGTGGAAAAGCGTGCTGGATGCCGCACCGGATGACCTGGAAAAATACCTCTAACCCATTGCCGCCATGGACCACGACGCCCTGATCGCCAAACTGCAAAAACTCCTGGCCCTCGCCCAGCGAGGGGAAGACGGTGAAGCCGTCAATGCCCGCGCCCTGCTGGACAAGATGCTTGCCCGGTACGGAATTGACGAGGCCAGCCTGACCGACATCCGAACTCTGCGCTACGCCACGGATTATGACGACGAGCAGGAACTGCTCATCGTCGTGGCCAGCTATGCCCTGCAAATCCCATATGCCCAGGTTCATGCGGAGGTAGTAACAAAAAAGGACGCTCTGGGGCTGGATCTGACCATGAGCGTGGAACAGCACGGGCTGGTGGCCTCTCTGTTCGAGCATCACCGCATTGGTCTTGAAAAGTCAATCAAGAGACTGGAAACGAACCAGGAGAAGAAGAAAGACGCCATGCAGGAAGAAATCGAAAAGCTGACCGCCAAAATCCGGACGTTGAAAGCCATCTTTGGCAATCTGGCCCAGTCCATGGAAAAAGCACGGCAAAGCATCCTCTGCGCCTATGTCAACTTGAACAATCTGGTGGACTACACCGGATGGAGCAACGCCAGCACGGACGGGGCGGACGCCATCATATCCGCCGCGGAATCCTGCGTCCGCCTGGACCCCTCCACCAGACAACTGCCAGGCCAGCGCCTGGGCAACTAATCCCCCATGAACCGATATTGCCTCGCCATTCTTTACATCATCGCTGTGGCCTCCATCTGCGTGACTCTGGCGTTATACGACAGCCCGTTCCTGGCCTTCTTTCTCGCCTTATTCCTTATGGATAACGTATCCGTTAAAATCCGTTAATTCCTCCTATGGCTATTCTCCCGGATCATTCTCTCAACGCTTTTTCCGCTGACGGTTCCGGTCGCCGTGGTCGTCCGCGCCAGATCGACCTGACCGACGACCTCAAGCGCGAGCTGGCCAGCCTGTACCTGTCCACCAACGCTACCCGCAAAAGCGGCAGCATGACGATTGCCTGGGACCTGTTTACCCAGGCGCACCCGGAAATCGCCTGGGACAAAATGGCCCGTTCCTCCAAGCACACCCTCCCGGCCGTAGCCAGGGAAGTGATGAAGAACGCCCGGCCGCTGGTTGGCTTCCATCGTGGCGGTGAAAGAAAGCTGCGTGAACTCGCCTATCAGCCCGGCCTGCTCCGGCGCAATCCGGACGGCTCCCCGTTGAGGGCTGGGCAACGGGCAAGCTGGGACGATGCCACGATCAACTTCGGCGTGGTAGTACCCTGGCCGTGGAGGGGCGATGCCTGCGCGGACAAATACGGCGTGCGCCTGGGGCGCTTCCAGTTGCTTGTTTGTCACGACGATGCTTCATCGTTCATTCCTACATGGTCGTATGTCATCAGGTTTGAACAATCCTACCGGGGCGAGGACGTGGCCGCCGCCATGATCCGCACCAGCCGGGACGTAGGATGCTTTGAAAACTATGTCTTGGAAGGCGGCGTCTGGAAAAGCAACCGCGTCCAGGCCGTCCTCAACCACTTGCGGATTGGCCACATTGACGCGCAGGGCAGGCCCCAGTGCAAACTGGTCGAAAAGTTCTTCGGCAAGCTCTGGACGGTCATCAGCGCGCTGGCCAAGGGCCATGTTGGCCGCTATCAAGCGGAAGACAAGGCCACCAGTGAATTGTATGTCGCCTGCCGTCAGGGCAGGAAAGACCCCCGCAAATATTTCCCCATGTTATCGGAGGCAACGGACATCATCACCCGCGCCATCGACTACTGCAACCACGACCGCTGGGAATCCCGCGAATACGGCAAGTGGGTGCCCGCGGACGTGTGGGCCAGGGACACCGCGTCCCATCCCCTGCGGCCCATGCCCGCCGACGCCGAGTGGCTCATGGCTCCGGCCGTCGTTACCCGCAAAGTAACCAAGGCCGCCCTGCGTGCCACCGTGCCCGGCCCCCTGGGTGTGTCCCAGCGCTACACCTTCAGCGCGCCGTGGCTGGTGGCGGAAGAAGGCCGGGAACTGACCCTGCACTTTGACCCCCTGGGCGAGTGGCCTTTGCGCGCCATGGTGTCCGACCCCAAAACGGGGAAATTCCTGGACATGGCGGACTGCGCCAACCCCGTGGCCATGGGCGGTATTGAAGATGACATGTCCCGCCACATCCGCCAGATCATGCGGACCGAATACCACAACATGACCTCCAGCGGCAAGGCTGCCAGGGAATCCACCCTCCGCGCCCTCAACGGTCAAACCACCATCACGCAGACCAACACCGCGGACGATGCCTCCGGCGATGACGCCGCCGACCCCGCGCCGACGCCCGGCTTCAAGGACGCCGCAGTCCGCCGTGCCCGTTCCTATGCCCTGGACCCCCTCAAGCGCGCCGCGGAACAGGACTCCGCCAGGGTGCAGCCCGTACCCCCGGCGCTCCCCACCCGCGACGACTACGCCGCCATGCGCCGCCGCGCGTCGCAATCCTCTGCATCAACAACCCTTAACTGGTAATCATTATGGATAAATACACACTATCACAACACCCTGACGTGCTGGCCCTGGCCTCCAACCAGGCCGCAACCGGACTCAATGACGCCGACTTCTGCCGCCGCGTCAAATTCACCCTCTCCACGTCCTCCTGGGGAAAGGTCAAGAAAGGCACCTACTCCGGCAACTGCCACAATGCGCTGGCTGCCGTGCAGGCCGCTCTGGATGCGGACATCACCGCCGCCGATCAAGTGCCCGTTGTGGACGGCGGCATCGTGCTGCTGGATCATATCCAGGTGGCCGCGGATGCTGTTGCCGCCGCACGGATCGCACAGGACGAGCACAGGCTGGTGCTGGTCGTAGCTCCCGCGGGCGGCGGCAAGACCTACACGGCCCGCTACATCGCCGCCAAATACTCCGGCCAGATCGTCAACGCCTCCCCGTCCTGGGCCAAGTCTTACATGCACACCCTCCGCGAGCTTGCCCGAGGCCTGGGCATCGGCGGGGACTGGCGGAGTGCAGGAGACGCCGAACGCGCCATCATCCAGGCTCTTGCCCTGTCGCCACGCCTGATCATCATCGACGAGGCCAACCACTTTTCCAGGGATTCCCTCAACTTCCTGAAAACGATCCTCAACGAAACCAAGTGCTGCCTTGTCCTGCTCACCATCCCCAACCATCTGGCCAGCATGGCTGCGGACTGCCGGGACGAATTCCCGCAACTCCTGCGCCGCTCCGTGGCTATCATCCACATTCCGCCCGTCTGCATGGACGACCTGACCGCCATCCAGCGGGGGCTTTACCCCCATCTATCCCTGACGGACCCCGTCCAGATTTACAATCTGGCCAATACCAACCACCGCCTCGACACCGTCACCCGCGTGCTGGACGAGATAGACGCGGGCAAGGATGTAGCCGCCGCCGTCAAATCCGTCCGCAACCAGATCACCGCCGTTCTCAAGACTGCATGACGAATATCTCCCTAGATACCGAGACGGCCGCCCAATTCGTCAGCATGCGTCTGTCTTCCTACGGCAATCTTCCGTTCCAGGTGCTTTCTCCCACGCCTTATCCCGGCAAGATCGGCGTCAGGCTTCATCCTGACGAACAGTATTGCATCGTGGACGCCGTGGGGTTCCTTGCCTTCCTGGACCAGCAACGGCCATCCCTGGACAAGCTCCGGGACATATTGTCCCGGAAGCGCCGCCAACATGCCTATCAACCTCTTTCCTGACGATATGATCACGCTGCCGGACCCCATGCCCTTCTCCGATGCCCTCAACTACCTGCGCGACAAGCAGGCGGTCGGTTCCTCCATGGACACCGCGGCGTGGCGCGAGGTTCCGGCGGCCATCCGCAACAAGGCGTTCTTTTCCGCAACCCTTACCTCCGCGCAGGTAGCCCGGCGGATGCAGGACTATATTGACGACTTTCTTTCCCAGGACCGGGACGTCAATGAGAGGGGACAGGAGTTCTTTTCCTCACAGGGCCGTTCCGAATTCGTCTCCAAATTCCGACAGATGATGATGGATGAGGGATTCGGCAAGGTGTTGCCGGATGGCAGTATTGCCCCGGACATCAATGATAACGATCTGCGCGACCTCCGCTCCTGCCGCCGCCTTCAACTCATTTTCGACACCCAGGTGGAGCAGGCATATTCTTACGGTCAATTCCTGGAAGGCCAGGACGAGGACATTCTGGACATCTGGCCATGTTGGAAATTCGTGCGCGTCCGCCCGGTCATGTCCCCCAGGCCCTACCACGATGCCGCCCTAGGGCAGATACGCCGCAAGGACGACCTGGATTTCTGGCTTTCCCTGAACCGTGATTTTAATGTTCCGTGGGGGCCGTGGGGCTTTAATAGCGGATGTGGCACGGAGGATGTGGACCGCGCGGAGGCGGAGGCCGCCGGAGCCATCAAGCCCTCCGACAAGGTCAAGCCCATCGCCAAGGAATTCAACGATCGCCTTCAGCAATCCGTGGCGGGGCTGGGGCCGGATGTTCGCTCCTGGATCAAGCGTCAGCTTGGCGACATGGTCACGATCCACGGAGACAAGGCCATTTACAACAAGCCGGAACCGTCCCCTCCCCCCAAGCCTGACTCCGTTCCGGCAGCGCGTCCGGCCAAGACGCCGGAACAAATCCGCCAGCAGCGCCAGCGCATTGGGGACAAGATTGCCGCCCGCCAGCAGCGGCAGGCCACAGACCGCGACCAGATATCCAGGCGGTTATGGGATGATTTTTTTAAGCGCAGAACACAAGCCCTGGCTCCACTGACAGACCGGGTGGATGCCGCTGCCATTGCTTACGCCAACAACCCCACCCCCGCAACTCGTGACGCCTATATGGACGCTCTCAAGGCGAGAAACAAGGCTGAAACATCGTGGAAAATTGGAGGGATGCTTTATAAAGCAACCCAAAAAGCCATTGCCAGCCAGCAGCAGGCATCATGGGGTAAGACCTACCGGGATAGCCTGCGCTTTTTAAGTCTGGACAACATGACCATTCCCAAGGATCAGCGGGGGGCAATTGCTACATCTATGGTAAAGATAGACTCCCGTTTGCGCGTGGTTCCGGGGAAGCCAAAGAAACTTTCTTCCAATGTACAACAGGGCTTGGAACTAGTACGTTCCCTGGTACCCCCCAGCAAGCTTCCTCCTTCAATCGGATTCCATATTTCTGACAATCCCAATGATCGCGCTTTTCAATTCAAGGGGTTTATTAAAATCACAACTTCGGATGAACCTTCTATTGTCGCGCACGAACTGGCTCATGCCATAGAGGCTGCTCACCCCGACATTCTTCGCAAATCCGCAGCCTTCCTGTATGATCGCGCTCAGGGTGAGAAGCCTTTAAGCCTTAGAATGCTTTTCCCCAGTCACAATTACAGGGCAACGGAACTCACTCTAAAAGACCAATGGGCGGATCATGGAGGCGATCACTATATTGGTAAGCTTTACATCAACGGTTATTATCCATCCATGAGTAAAAATGAGTTCGTTGACCGCCTCCAGGGGTCGGAAATCCTTTCCATGGGTATTCAGCGCATACTGGAATCTCCAGTTTCTTTTCAACGGCAAGACCCCGATTATTATCAATTCATTAAATCACAGCTAACTTCACTGTAACCATGTTTCTGACCAAATCGCAACTATACCTTATCCGCAAGCTGGATGATGATCAGGAGCGGGATATTTCCCAACTTGTTATTCCAACCGACGAAGAATACGCCTTTATGGATTCTATTGCCGGGAAAATGACATTGGATGACTACCTCGCCCTCCCGGAGCCGGAGCGTAAAAAATGGTACATCAATTGCAATCCCGGTCCCCCGCGTTTAACGGGGGGAACCGATGCGGCAACCGGAGAGGAAATATACAGCACTGGATTCTTTTTTGAACCCTGGCATCCCAACATCCTTGACCGTATTTATTAGCCATGACCAGGAAAGCAACGCAAATCCCCCTTCCTCTTTCTTATCCTGATTCCGGCAAATGGTTTGTTCCGGTCAAGCGCATCAAGATAGACGACCGCACCTGGGCCTTGCGGCTGGGGCAGCCCGTGCAGCTTGGCACCAGCTACGACGTAGCGGAGGCAACAGGGGTGGGGCGGAAAATCCTCAAGCGGCTGGCTAGAGCCGGATTCATTCAGGAGATGCGACCGTCCCCCCATGTGTCCATGTATTATTATACGGAGGTGCTGGATCTGATGGAGCGCACAAGGCAAGACCCTAATTTCTGGACGCAAGTCCGCCGGGATGCCTATCTCAAAGGCTCGCGGATAGAGGATGCCTCGGCACTCTAACATTTTTGACGGTGAGCTTTCAGGCCTTGCCCTCCGTGTTCGGACGCCTGATGCCCCAGGATGTGGCCATGTTCACACATGACCCTATTGTTTGCGGGGATTCTCTCGCTATCATGCGCCAGCTTCCGGGCGGTTTCTACAATGCCATTATGACCGATCCGCCCTATGCGTCCGGCGGACTGACGACGGCGGAGCGCATGGCTTCCCCGGTGCGTAAATACATTTCGAGGAATAAACATCCTTCCTTTGATTTTGATACCCGCGACCAGCGTTCCCATTTCATGTGGTCGGTCTTATGGATGGCGGAGGCGCTGCGCCTGACGCGCGAGGGCGGCTGGCTGATGGTGTGCTCTGACTGGCGGCAACTGCCGACCACCAGCGACGCCTTACAGGTCGCAGGCTGGACGTGGCGCTCCGTGGTCACTTGGGACAAGACGGAGGCATGCCGCCCCCATCAGGGTATGTTCCGCAATCAAGCCGAGTTCGTCCTGGTGGCCACCCGCGGCAGCATCGGCAAGGAACAGGACCGTCCGCGCGTGTTTCCGGCAGGGGTCTTCCGTCATTACCTCAAGCCCGCCGACAAGCACCACCTCACGGGCAAGCCCGTTCCTCTGATGGCCCACCTGATGACGGTTCTGTCTCCCGCTTCCGTCATCCTGGACCCGTTTACGGGCAGCGGTACCACGATCGTGGCAGCCCGGCAACAGGGGCACACGGCTCACGGCATTGAGTTGTCCCCGGAGTATGCCCGGATCGCCAGGGACAGGGTGGCCAGCCTCGCCGACTGACCGCGGAGGGGTGGCGGTGGGTCCGCGGGATGTTCGCCAGGGGTGTTTCCCTGCATGTTTGTGACACGTGTCACACCCGGTTCACCCTTTCAGACGGGCACCCGTCCACCCTTTCATTTTTTCCGGTTTGACCCTTTCAGGTATTTTCAACATTCCCCAGCCTTCCACACCGCCGCACCCCCTGTGTTTTCAAGCATTTTCAACCTGTTTCAACCCAATTCAACCCTTTTCCATTATTTATGCTTGGTCACAA